ATAATATATAATAATATATATTATTAGATGGGAGATTTGGATAGAATTCGCGCATTAGGAAATTATACCCTTCAATTTGTTGGATTAAGAGAAATAGTACGAAATCCAAACAATATTTATTGGTGCGTTATATCTACGCCATTAAGTAACCGATTTTTACAAAGGCCGCCGGGTGATCAATATGGCGAACCAATTTCTATTCTAGCGGGAAACTTAAACGATTCCTTTACTAGACAATTAGGGACTTTTATTAATTATATGCCGGGCGGCCACGATGGTAATTTTTTAAATTTCTCTAACGCAAACAACGTATGGGATACAAACACCTATTTTTTTATAGACCCGTTTCAACGAAATTGGGACAACAGAAAAGATTATATTGGCTTCACAGAAGGAACCCCCGGGGCCAGTGGCCATATTAGTCAGTATTTACATAATGATCTCATTCAAAGAGCAGTAGCTACATATATGGGAGGGAAGAAATCTAGAACTAGAACTAGAAGTAGAACTAGAAAAATGCAAAAAAAGAGAATGCGAAAAACATATAGACGCACAAGATCGCGTCTTTAAGTTGTTTTACTAATTATATTTTTTTGGAAACCCAAAGACAGCAAATGTAGCCCACATCGTTTAAAAAACGAGTCCAATGCGCCGGGGTCGGCACCGGTAACCGAGTCATCGGGAATAAAATTGGTATTGCCCTTTTTGTAGCATAGGATGACGGGGATACCATTTACCATTCGCTTGCTTTTGAGAAACGCATACAAGTCAAATGATTCATCTACATCTATTTCGCAGCAAATGACATTTTCGGGGGACGATGCGAAAAACGCATCTACGACCGGCTTAATTTTTTTACACGGTCCGCACCAAGTGGCGCCGAGTTTTACAATGACGAGGCCAGGGTTGTTTTCTAAGAGGCGGAAAAAATGGTCTCTAGTCTGAAAATAGCTGATTATTGTTTTTTGGGCATGTAACTGCGGTTTAGACATTTATACAATGGATTTCTAAATTAAAAATTAAATTTTACGCTAAATGGAAAAAAATTTAATTTGTTTATATTGTATTTTTTTATTTTATTTGTTGGCAGTTTTATTAACGGCGTTTCATAGACCGTCTCATCCTCCTACAACTTTTAGTAGTCCGACGACGACGATTGCGACACATCTTTCTAGTCTTTCTAGCGCGTTTGCTGCGACGGGTTTTACGACGGCGTCCACCTTTAAATTCGGATACGTCATCAGCATCGTTAGTTCTATGTACTTTTGAATTAGATCGGCTCATCGGTTGAGGACTTCCCGCTAAAGCGGCATCAATTTCTCCCATTACTTCTGATATTGACTCTTGAACGGCATCTGCTTTTCGTTTCCCCGTTTTATCTAAGGGAAGGACAATATTATCGCGATTAAAATCGTCAACAGCATCCACCGAGGCTAACCTTGACATATTTCGCAGTATATCTTGAGCAGTACCTTCTATTGCTCGTAAAGCCAATAATGAATTATTTATCGTAGAATCTAAATTAGAACGGGATGACGCAGCAGCTGCGGTTATATCACTTTGTACCTCGTCGGCCATTGAATCGCCGATTAATTGATTAATATCCTCAATAGGTATTCTTGTTGTATCATCCTCAACATTATTCACCACCGCATTGGCAGCAAGAAGTTCATCAATGGCTGCTTCATTTGCTTGAGCTTCGGCAGCCATACTTAAAGCCATACTACTGCTATCGGAATCGCTTTTAGTTCCTAAGCTTTGGGCGTCGGCTATAATTTGATCTAATGCCGAACCAACATCTATTCGCGTCGTGTTACTTAACATTTCTAATAGTTGCAACGAATTACCCAAACCAGTAGTAGTAGCTAAATAGGACTCAAGTGCTACCACTCCGGCGGCAGCCATTGGCGATGGCGCATCGCGGATTTGGCGTATTCTATCAACTATCGATAAAGATGCGATTTGATAAGATGTTGAAAAGCACGTGTATAACCCTTGACCCACTAGTGATGTTGTGGCAGCGACTGTTGTTGCGGCGGTGGTAGCAGCCGCAGCCGCAACCGATCCAATCGCATTTGCGGTTCCCCCAATTGCTGCTAGCGTTCTACTTGTCGCAATTTGTTGGGACATAGCACTCCAAAGAGGCTGTATTTCTGTTGGTGTAGTCATATCTTGTTGTACTTGATGACCAATAGTTAATTTTGATAACATTTCTTTACACGCTTTCAACGTACCCATCACAGCGTCATGCGATAATCCAGAAGCTTGTAGTGATTCTATTCTTTGTAATATTTCATTAATTTCTGCTCCAACTTGACCTCTTTTTCTTAATTGTTCTATTTTCTCCGCAAACACTTGAATTTCTTGGATTTGTTCTGCATCCGTCATATCTTCTATCTTTGATAACACTCCATACACGTAATTTCTAAGTTTGGCAATTTTTCGCAAATTTGAAATTATGGTTTCGGCTTTTGCGGGATTACCAATAACTGATGTTCTCTGAGAAGCAACAGTCCCTCTATGACGACTGTCTTCCAATTCTCCCAATATGTCTTGAGCAATTTGTCTTGCTTCTTCCAAAGAAATGGTTGGTCCATAGATACATTGAATCGCTTGTTCTACCGTTCTAATACGATTTAAAAAAAAACTAATCATCTCGCCATTTGATCGTGTGCTACTACCACTACTGCTGCCACTGATAGCGGATGCTGCGGCAACGGATAGTGGCCCAGCTCTACTGGTTGTCATCATTTGTAAAGGCGACGTCCTCGTTCCGCGCAATGATACTGATGCCATAGGATTAGATTTTTCTTCTTCGCTATCATAACCACTCATATTATATAATATAAATATATTTTTTATTATATAATTCTAAATATTCTTCACAATTTTTTCCAATTCCTCAATATCTATCTCATTCATTTCTACGTGTGCCTCCCAAAAATATCTACAATAGGCCCACACAAAATTCCAATTACCTTGATACCAATGGTCATATTTTTTCATTAACTCCGCGTATAGTTTCGCTGGCAACAATCTGAGACTTGTTAGTGGCAATACATAACACAATTGAACCAACTCGGTGACCGCGTTTATTGGCTGTTGGGGCACAAATTCGGTGTTACAATTTGGAATATAACGAATCAAATCTTGTAACAGCGGCGGATATTGATAATTATATTTCCACCTCCAATTCGGACAATTTGTCGTATAATACTTCATCGTCCATTCTAAACCTTCTAAATAGTTTATACTAATATTCTTAATTTTGTCCTCTTTTATCGGAGTTTGTAAGCCAAACAATCCCAAATAATACCTATATTGCCATTTTGGTTTAACGGGATTAATATATCGCTCCATTTCACGCTCATATGTAGGGATTAATTCAAACTTTTTTAATTTTTCCTCCGGCGTCTCATCGGGAATCGTATATCGCGCCTTTTTATTACGCATTTGGTGCTCGGCGACAATATATTCTTCCTCTAATGGCACCAAGAATTCTACAAATTTACGCACATTATTCCAAAAAATAGTCTTCCCATTTACGAGACTTTCGCTTACAGATTGCCCTATAGTAGCCCTATAGGCATTAAGAATCTTGTCTATTCCCCCGGTGCGAATGTTTAGCGCGGGAAAATGCGGCAAAAAATCGTTGCCTAAAAAGAAGCACAAAAATATATAATCGTAAATTTTATTTTGTCGCTGTTCTTCTGTTAGTGCTTGGCCGTTTGTCATATAAGACACGATATTGGCGGCAAGCTCGGGAATATCTAACACATAGTTCGCATTCGGCTCCAAACTGCTGTCAATGGACTGAATAAAATGCGGCGTTTCCCTAAATAGAGAAATGTTAGGACAAACGGGCAAATGATTGATGGACAGCATAATTAGGTCGGCGTCTAGGCCATAAATAACAGTTGATTCGGTCATGTGTTTTTCACTATGATCGCGAATAAACGCAAATATTTTATGCTCGCCTTCGCCAATTTGCGACGAATCACTAACAATGATGTGTAGACTAGAATCAGTATTCGTTTTAGTTTTAAAATAAGAGCTAATTGTCGCGTTCAACTCGGCCATAAATTTGGTACCGGGAGTAATGGACGCGGTATTCCATGCGTCTGACGCAGTCGTCTTTTTCAGAATATTTGCGGATAGCTCGGTTTGATACCACGATTTGTAGCGACGGGCGCGCTGTTGTTCTAATTTAGCAACGGGTGCTACCCCATCAAACGCAATAATAACAGTAGTTTGGGGGCGAATTAACGCAATATATTCTTCAATTTTCAAAATAACACGTTGAATAATAGTAGCCGCAAAATGTTTATCAGTTTTATCCTCATCGCTACTGTTGTAAACGTCATAAATAATTGAGTTACAGTCTAAATACAGATTATGTGTAGTTATAGTGGGTGTATATTTTCGTATAATTGACGAATGGTTTTTTACAATGTATGAAAAGTAGCTCGGTATACCCATCTAGCTTATTAATTAAATTATGTTTAATATTGTTGATAATATTATATTAAACTTTAGTTAAAATAATTATATTTATATAGCGATAATATATAATGGGAAAATTGGAAAAAACAAAAAGCAATAGCGAAAAAGGCGACTCTAAAAACATAGATGTGGTTCTATCACTTATTAAAAAAAAGATTCTTTTTTTCCAAGAAATTATACAAAAAACATATTTAAGAGTCCAACAAAATAAAATTTTGGATATAATAGGTATAAGTGATATCAACTCTTGTGTAAATACATTAGTAAATTTACATACAACTATTCAAACCATAACGGATGACGAAATACAAAAAAATTCAGAAAATGTAATCAATTTGCTTCAAAACGTAAATAATGATTTGTCCAATTTATTTAAGTTATATGGCACCGAATCGTTTGAAGATATGTTGTGGATATGTTTTGGTAACAACTCTATTCATACTTATGCTACTACGGAGATGGAAAAACACAAATTTGATTTATTAAAGCGGTTTTTTCATCCAATAAATTATAAAATAATAACTACAAAAAAAGAAACAGATAAACCAACTAAAGACGATGAATTTACGCTTACAACTCAAACGAAAAATTTAGATTGTATAGATATCAATTCCAGTATAAAAACGTTTCATTTAAAGG